GTCAGCGGATGCTAGTGCGGATGCAGCGGACAAAAGAGGTGGAGACGGTGGTGCTATAGTCCGTAGGTTCATCGTAGGTACTGTAATGTTCGGAGCTATCATTGCTCCATTCCTATTGGCTCACAGTGGCGAAGGTGTTACAGTAGCGGATGAGTACAGCAAGTGGTTCGGTTTCGTAAAGGGAACAAGCTACCAGACTTTACACGGGTATGTAATACTGCCCGAGATTAGACAAACAGTATTAGCCATCGTAGGGTTCTACTTTGGCTCATCATCAGTTAAATAATTATGAATCATTGTCACTGTAAATGGATAAACAAAAAGCAAAGCAAGAACTGCGAACTCTCAGGGATTCAATCTCTGCGGTGCTTGGCTCAAACGATAGCGAAGATATTAAAGCAAGCATTAAGCAAGCTCAAGACTCAGCTAGAGAAGGGTCTAAAGCGCTTAAGAAATCTTTAATAGAGAGAATCAAAGACTTACCAGTTGTAACTCAAGTATCTCAGCTAGGAGCTGCGGGTACTGTTGCTGTGTCTACTGCTGCAGTAACTCAAGTAGATATTGCTCAAGACAGAACGGAAATCTTCGTAGCTGAAGTAGCTCAAGATGTCGTAGAAGAAAGGTTTGAAGTACCAAAATTTGTAGATAACTTTGTAGACTTCGATGCAGTATATAGTTGGGGGCAAGTTATCATAGCCGACAAGGTTGCCGAAGCCCAAGTGTTCGTTGAAGAAGCTAAGCCTAATCTTTCACTTCCTCCGACAGAGTCCGAAACTGACGAGTCTGAGGATTCCAAACCAGCATCCTCTTCCGTTTCTGAAGAGTCTGACGAGAAGCCTGCCGACAAGCAAGAGAGTAATAAAGAACAAAGCACAGAAGAAGAGGAATTAGAAGAGAAAGATAAGCCATCACCAGAGGATGAGGAAGAGAAAGAAGAAGTCAAGCCTAACCCTGACACTGAAGAAGAATCAAAAGAGCGTACAGAGGATTCTGAGGGCGATTCTGATGCCATACGCAGGGTAGAAACACCCGTTGACTTTGATGATGACATAAAACCCCACAATATTGTATCCCCAGTATCATGATTGATTACATATTTGTTAACTATAAAGATGACTTATTAGCCATCGCATTTGCATACATTGGTATAATATCAATAGTGATGATGTTCTTACCAAAGAATAATTTTATCAGCAAGTTCTTCAAAGAATTTGTAGCAATCTTTACATCTTTATTTAAAAAATGAGCCACGAGTATCAATTATTCCCAACAGAAGAAGAGGAGTTTCCTTTGATTCAGTTAGAACCCGCAAGACCAGAAACCACAAGCTATGGATTTTTTCTTATTCCAGACGAGCCTAGTTACCTAAGGCAAGAGTTTGACGGCTTAATGTTCGAGGGCGTGCAGTACACTTGGGATGAATTTGACTTTAGACTAGGAGTTGAATACAAGGGAACAGTCCCAGAACCAGCAGACGCTGGGTTTATTACGGCTCTTATTATGACAACCTTTGTAGCATTCTGCTACTTTAAAAACAAACAAGGAAAAAAATAATTATGCCACAAGGAAAAGGAACATACGGAAGTAAAGTAGGAAGACCACCAGCTAAAAAAAATAAACGGGCACAAATGCTTGCTAAAAATCGTAAAACTACCAGTACAAAGAAAAAAGGAACTGGAATCAATCGGTTGAAGTAATGGGCAAACTATGCGCTAGAGGTAAGGCTGCTGCCAAAAGAAAGTACAAGGTTTATCCTAGTGCTTATGCTAACTCGTATGCAGTTCGTGTATGCAAGGGTCAGGTCAAAGGACCAGACGGCAAGCGTAAGACTGCTACTGGGTATAAGAGGAAAAAGGTATGAGCCTAAGAAGATGGCATCAGGAGAAATGGGTAGATGTTAAAACAGGCAAGCCATGCGGTAGAAAGAACATCGAGAAAAGCAAAAGAGGATATCCAGCTTGCAGACCATCAAAGAGAGTTAGCTCTAAAACTCCAAAGACTCAATCGGAAATGTCTTCGGCAGAAAAAACAAAATTCAGAAGAACCAAAACTAGCAGTAAGAGAATCCCGTATCAACATAAACGAAAAAAGTAATGGGCAAAGGTATGCAACCCAAGAAGGGGTACAATCAAAAGTTGTACGAAAAAAACTACGATAGTATATTCCGCAAAAAGAAGAATGAGAAAAGTACACAAAAGTAAAAAAGGAGGGCTAACTGCTGCGGGCAGAGCTTACTTCAAAAGAAAGACTGGTGCTAACCTCAAACCACCCGTTACTGAATCCAAGCCAACAGGAAAGAAGAAGGCTAGGAAGAAATCATTTTGTGCCAGAATGTCTGGCGTCAAAGGTCCGATGAAAGATTCAAAGGGCAGACCAACTCGTAAAGCACTAGCACTCCGCAGATGGAAGTGCTAACAATTTAACAATATATAAAATAAAATTATGGACCCAAAGAGAGGAAGTAGAAGAATAGGATTTAAGACCGGAGGAGCAGCAAAATCGCGGGCTCGTGTTGGTACAACTAAGAGTGGATTGTTTAGTAAATTATTTAAACGTAAGCCCATTACTGAAAGTACAGAGAGCAAACCAGCAGCATCAAAGCCAGCAGCTAAGTCAACTCCAAAGAAAACAACGGGACAGGGGAAAGCGCAGCGGATGATGGCTAATTCCGCTGGGAATAAAGGTTCATCTAATAAATCTACCAAAGCTGGCACAAATAGAGCGGTAACTGGTAAGCCAAATACATCGGGCGTTACTTCAACTTCAAAAGCTACATCCGCAGAAGTAAAAGCTTGGAAGGCTAGAAAGCCAGACTCAAGAAAGCCAGACTCATGGAAGGGTTTTAACAATGTGGGCGCTGCCTTGAATGCTTGGAGAAAAGAAGACCCTCGTAAAAAATAAATAATGCCTAGATACGACAAGTACGGACCGCAGGACGATAGAGTTCTTGAAGACATAGACCTAGGTTTTACTGGGTTTAATAATCGTTTGCGCCCAGACCAATTAAGTGCTGGGGTACTTGCTGAATGTAATAATGGTAGGCTAGAAAGAAACGGGCAATGGCAATTAAGGAATGGGGTAGATGCTATTGGTGCGCCAATCGCAACTGGTGTGTCTTCATTAACCCTTCCGTTTACCTTAGCGGCTGACGACACTGACGCAAGCATAGCTGCACCTGACTCCAACAGCAACAACCTAGTTATTACTAATATTACAGGGAGTTTATATGCCGACAGCGGAACAATAAATCTATCTAATGTAGAGGGCATAACCCCTGACCCAGATGGAGACCAACCTTATACTAAAACAGCAACAAATACCTTAACCGTTGCCGGAGGATTTAGTGGCTCAAGTGCTGATACGGCGGTAACTGTTAAGTATCCAATATTAGATGACGATTCGGTCAATCAAGTATATGGAGCATGTAGCTTTTCTGACCCTAACTCAGCGGACAACGAGAGCTATATTATTATTGCCACAAATATCAAGGCAATTGCTTACAAGGTATCAGACCCAAGCACAACTTTCACTATGCTCTATCCTACTGGGGTTAGCATAACAACTGAATCAAGTATGATTCAGGCTTTTAATAAGTTAATCATATTTAGAAAAGGGGCTGTTGCTTTAGAAGTAGATTTATCCGCAAACAACATCTCGACAGAGCCAGCCCTATCCCTGTCTTCCAACGGAGATTTTGCCGTTAATGTTACCCAGACATCTACGATATTTGACGCAGTAGCGGGTAAAGTAGTCGTAGGTTTAAATGGTCACGGATATAAGGTCGGGGAGACCATAAGGTGTGTAGTAGTAGGAGACAGTGGATTAGTTTTAAATTCACAGCACTCAGTAGCGGCAATAACGAGCGCGACAACTGACACATTTACATTCTTTGATGATACCGTAGCGGATAAAGCAGATGCTGCTGTTACCACTTACCCTCAGTTTTCTAAAAGAGTTTCAGAGGGATTGGGTTTTATCCATATGCCTTGCCCAGCGTTTGGCACTTTACACCAAAGAAGGCTAGTAGTTCCATATCAGTTTGACCAAACTGGAAGCTCTGGCAGTGCATCAGTTTCATCAAGAAAAGTATTCGATGAAGTGATTGTTTCAGACATTTTAGACAACAACACTTATGATAAAATCTTTGGTTCATTTAGATTCAATGCAGGAGCTAGTGATTTTACCGTAGGGATTGTTTCGTTTACTGAGGACTCTATATTAATATTTAACAAGAATAGTATATACAGGGTAAGCAATACCGTTAACCCTAACCAAGCTACGACTCAAGTATTGACCAATGAGATTGGTGCGTTAGCTAGAAAATCAATAGTGCAAGTTGGTAAGAATGTATTTTTCTTGTCAGATAATGGTGTGTATTCCCTAGAGTTCTTTGATGAATACAATTTGCGTGGGACTCAAACGCCTATCTCAGAACCAATTCAAGCAACTATAGACCAAATAGACCAAAGGTTTGCTAAGAATGCAGCCGCGGTATACTTTGGCAACAGGTATTACATAGCCGTTCCGTTGAAAACAAACCCAGATGGGAGTCAGAATGACAAGGGAATCAACAATGCTATATTGATATACAACTTTATAAATAAACAGTGGGAGTCTATAGACACGATTAAATCAACTCCTACATTTGAGTACACTAACTTAATTATAGCGGGTCTTGGTGATGCTAGAGGTGTTTATTGCATTAACCAAAACGGAGGAATACATTTGATTGCTTCCGATGATAGTAATTTCTCTACTATATCGAGGGCTGGATTTGATAGTGTACTGTCTACAATAGGTAGCACATCATCAAGCACTTACTATATAGACGGGAATCTAAAAACAAGAATGTATACATACGGAGATATTGGAAGGAAGAAGTACAATAGTTTCGACATAACAGCTGAAGGCAACGAGATTACTGGGTCGGATTTTTTCATTGAGATTGAAACAGAAAACATTGACACAGACTTAGGAACACAGAAATCTGACCTTGGTCAAGCAAGTGATTACCTTGGAGGACAACAGATTCAAGCACAGACTCCACCGGAAGATGTTGCCATTCGTGGTAGAATAGGGAATATGAGAGCATATGGAGCTCAATTAAAACTTTCAAACAAATCTTCATTCGGAAATTTTAGAATCAGAAACATAAAGACAGCCGCAACATCGGCATTTAAATCAACTAACTCAGCAACATAATGGCAAGATTCGTAACAGGAAATTCATTCTCAACAGGAAACCAAGTAACTGCGGCTACTTTAAACGCAGCAGTTAACAATGCTACAATATCAGCTGACTCCGTAGACAACAGTAGTGTTGCGGTAAGCGGCTCAGGGGTACTAAGCGTTAAGACTTCAACAGGAGCATCAGATGGTATAACTTTTGAGAAGATGCAACACATCCCAGCCAACACAGTGCTAGTAAGGGATGCGAATGATTTAGGAGTTGTATCTGCTAAAGCAGTAACTGATACACAGATACTTATTGGTGACGGCACCGGATTTACTGCTGCCGCACTTAGTGGTGATGTTACTATGACTAATGCTGGAGCGGTGACTATCGCTAATGATGCAGTAGAAACTGCCATGATAGCAGACGATGTAGCACTTGGAGGTAACCCAACTACCACTACACAGTCAGCTAGTAATAACTCAACTCGCATAGCTACAACCGCTTATGTAGATGCTCAGTGTAACCTTGTGCCAACCCCAGCTATCGTAACAACTTTTACTGCAAGAAATAGTGAGGCTCAAAGATATTTTAAAAACTTATCCGAAGTGACTGACCCTAATTCTATAATTAGTATAAACTCTGGGCAAGAAATACAATTTGCAAGCACCGGAACATATTTAGTGAAAGCCGGAGTAAACATTGATGACAATGATACTTCAACTGGTGATGCATATAATGCAGTTTTAGTACCTACACATGGTAGCACAACTGCAATTACTTTTGGCGGAGTTGCTATGAGGCAATACCCCAATGGGAGTACTACTAATATCGGAGTTATAGCAACCTTTACCTTTGCTTATGTGGTAAGCAATACAACCAATGATAGGTTAGCTATTTATGCAGAACCCGAATCTGGTGCATCAAGCTCTAGCTGGGAAGGTGCAGCGGTTATTGAAATTACTAAGATAGCATAATATGCAGGCTGGCTATATAAGAAAGTGGCTAGAAATAAATGGTGTACCTAAGGAATTAAAAAGTATTGTGGGGTATTGTATAAGAAAAGAAAACGGTAAAGTATTTGGAGGAATGGACGAAGATACCATCTCCACAATGGTTGCTTATCATTACTTTAAAAAAACAATATCCGTTATCCGTGATGGAGAAGAAGTTGTGGGTGTTCATATGTGGTATAATTGTAATTATACTGATGATTTTTCATTCATAGAAAATTGGGAGGAAGATAGAAAAAACGGAGATACAATATTTATGGCATTTCTTTTCGCTGAAAGTAACGATGTGATGAAGGAATTGATACACGATTTCATGGACAAAGAACCAGATATGTTAACAAAGAAGCTAGTAGCAATGAGAGAACGAGGCGGATACCCAAGGCGTTTAGATATATCTAGGAAATATTTTACAAAAATACTTAAGAAATAATTATGGGAGGCAGCAAAACAGTTATAAAACAACCAGACCAAATTGACCCAGCTGAATCAATGGGTGAATACTTATTCGGCAAGGACTTCAAGGGGAGCTTTGAGGGCATTACGGACAAGAGGTTACAACAAAGATTACTAGACGCAGAGGCTGAGTTTAGACCACAGTATACTGCACTAGAGTTAGCTGACCAAGAGGCTGGATTATTTGGGACTGAAGACCAAGCTGGTCTAATTGACTTGCAACAAAGGGCAGGTGAGAAAGCCATAGATTTTGAAGAAGATGCAAAGAGGAGGGAGACCGCATTACTTGGTGAGCTAGGTGGTGATGTCACAGCAGCGTTGAGGGCAGCTGACCCCGAATCGGCTAGGTTAGCTGACTTGCAATCACAGCAAGCACAGACCCTATATGCAGAATCCGAGGGTCAACTATCCCCAGAAAGAGCCAGAGAAGCAGAACAAGCCGCTAGAATGGCTGGTGTATCTCGCGGCAGGGTAGGTGACTCAGGAACATTAGCCCAAGAATTACTTGGAAGAGAAGCATCAAGGGCTCAACTTCGAGCAGAAGCACGGCAAGCTGGTCAAATGGGATTCCAACAATCAAGAGCTTTGGGCGGAGACCCATCTCAGTTCTTGTTTGGTAGACCTACTCAGCAGACAGCTATGGGAGCTAGCCTATATGGACAAGCAGCGGGCTTAGCTGCTCAGCCAACTGGTCCACAATTGTTTGACCCAAATGTAGGAATTAATTTAGCAATGCAACAACGCTCACAGGACATGACGCTACAGGGAGCACAGGCTCAAGCTAACGCTACACGAAGCTCAGGGTTATCATCAGGGCTTGGAAGCATAGCAGGGGCACTAATAGGGTTATAATAATATTATGGCATTTAAAACAGGAACACAAGTAGACCCAAGGTTATTGAATTACGGTGGCTATGCTCAAGGCATGACCAATGCCTCTGCAATACAAAGCCAAGCTATAGCAGACTTAGGCAATCGAGTGGGAGAAGCCATAGGTGAGTTCAAAGCAAAGAAAGATGACAAAGCAGTTAAGACTGGTCTTCAGGGATTACTAAAAAACAATCCAGAGTTTGCATCCACACTGGGAATCACCGGTACTCCTAGCGTAGGAGAAGACGGGCAGTTAGTTGTCACTCAACCAACAGACGAGGACTTTAAGGTTGGAGCAGATACTATATTTAAAATGTTTGGTAGAGATGCTTCTAAGGCATTGTACGGACAGGCGCTCTTATCTAGCTTTGATGATGACGATGATGATGAACTGTATGACCCAAAGAAGATTGACGCATTTGTTAAGTCAGTGGAATCAGAGTCATTGAAAGACTTGTACAAAATCAAAGATAATAAATTATTTAGAAGAATCAAAGGAGGGAAAGACGAACAGATTAATATAGGAGATGTAGACCAAATACTTGAGGTAGAAGGCGCAGAAGAATTTCTTAAATTAGGTGTAGACCCCATGGGCTTTTTCTCTGAATAATTTATATAATGCAAGAAACAGTACAATCATTTGCCCAAAGGGTAAAAGCTAAGGACTCTAAATACCAAGGCATGGATGATGCTAAGGTTGTGTACGATGTACTCAACAAAGCTCCCGTGTATGGAAGAAGGTTTCGCCCTCAAGAAAAGCGTAACAATATATTTGGTACTATATTCAGAGAGGCATTACTTGGATTTGCCGAGACTGGTAGCAAGACAGTAGAGGGCATCCAATTTAATTTAGCTTCTATGATTGCCTCTGAGACAATGACAGAGGAGCAGTTCATCAACAGCGACAAGGCTGGAACAATGTCCTACGAAGACTACAAGGAACGCAACGATGAGCGAGTAGAGGTAGAGAACAAGGCTATTGCTCATGCCCAGAATGTAGGAGACTTCTTTGAAAACCTAGCACCAGAACAGATATCACAGCCACAGGGTACTGCAGAGGTATTGATTAGCCAAGTTGCCAGAGGTCTTGGTCAGATGGGAGCATACGCTGCTACAACTATTGGTATGGGTGCAGCAGGTACAGCCCTTGGTAGTCCAGTTGGTGGTGCTATTGCGGCAGGTACTTCTTTGTATACTATGGCAACAATGAACAGACAGATGGAGTTCATTGATGACGCAGAAAGAACTATGGGCAAAAACATCACTGAGATGTCTGCTGATGAGAAGAACAAAGTCACGGCAGGTAGTCTTGGATATGGTGCGATAACAGGTGTGCTTGATGCTACAGTATTTAAGTACGTTGCTGGTATGCCTAATGCCTTTAAGGCAGTTATTCAAAAAGCAAGGATGGGCAAGTCAGTCTCTGAACCATTATTTAAACACGCACTCGGGCAAGCATCTATGAATGCACTCAAGAGAGGTGGAGCTGAGGGTCTACAGGAGTCCATTGGTGATGGTATGACCCTAGACATCATGGCTAAGAACCTATATGATGATGACCGAAAGTTTATCACGGGTGATGCGCTTGGTCGAAGAGTCATGGAGTTTACGGTTGGTGGATTAGTCGGTGGTATCGCATCAGGCATCGGAGATTCCGGAAGAATACTACAAGGCAAGGAGATTACAGCAGAGGGTCAGCAAAGACTAGAAGACGAAAGAGACAGAATCCTTGAAGTAATGCCTAGTGTAGACAGAGAGAAAATTGCTAGAGCAATACTCGACGGAGACCCAGAGCCAGAGATAACAGTATTTGATATAAACGGAAACCTAGAGACAGTAAAAGTTAAAAACTTTGGGCAAGACCAGAAGATTGAGGTAGAAAGAAGTGATGGCTCTCTTGAAATACTAGGAGAAGGGGACTTGGTTGAATACAATGTTCGTAATCCCGAATATGCTTTACAGGTAGAAACAGAAACGGCTGTTGATACTAGCAAAAAACTTGATGAGCTTTCTGATTCAGAGATAGACCAAGCAATCAAGGAGAGAGAACAATACGCTAAGGACAATGCAAAGAGCGAAGACCCATTGTTTATCAGTGGAGTGCGAAATGCTATGGCTGATGTGTTTGCCTTGAGGGCAGCCAAGAAAAGAAAGGCTAGACTCCAGAGAGAGGGTGAGGCAAAAGATACACCGAAGAAGCCTAAGAAGAAAGGCAAGGAGATAGAACAAACAAAGGGCGAGACTTATACCGCTACCTATACATCTAAAGAAACAGGTCAACAGACTACAACAGAAGTTGTCGCTAGTAGCCAAGAAGAAGCAGAGGCAAAGTTCAGGGAACTATACGCGGATGATATCTCTAGAGATGGAGACCCAGTTGTAGAACTCAAGGGCAAGCCAGAGCCAGCTCCAACTGAGCCAGAGCCAGAACCCACTACACCAGAGCCAACTGAGCCAGACCCAGTAGACCCGCCCGCACCAGAACCTACTACACCAGAAGCAGAGCCAGAGGCAGAGCCAGAGGTAGATACAAGCACACCTATAAAGGAACAAATCAAAAAAAAGTTTAAAACACTAAAAGGTTTTGCGATACAAGAGAATGATTCTGAAATAAAAATTAACAAATCCTCTTCTACTGCTTCAAAGTTTGATAGAGAAGATGTTCTAAACTTTATAGAAGAATACGCTGACGCAACTGGTAAAAGAATTATAATATCCGGTGGGGCTGTTTTTTATTTAAAAGGTCTTTTCGATAAAACAACTTATACTAATTTTGGTAAGGGCGCACGAAGATTGCCTAGATTGAGTGAGAGACCAGATATAGATGTTGGTCAAGAGCTTGACCCAATACCCGAAGAAAGCGATATAGAAAGAGACATAGAGGAAGCCGGTGTTATAAAGTTTATTAAAGATAAGTTTGATAGAGTATTCAAGTCACCGTTACTTGCTTTGGGCGGAACTAAACTAAGGGTAAAATTTATAACCAAAGCACCAAATGGTAATAGTAGCGTTGCGTATTATGCGTATGCACAGACTCCTGACGCGTATGCTAAATTGTTTTCTATGGACGAGGTGCTTTCGGACGATGACCATACTATTGTATTCTATGTAGATATGTTGCTGAAAGAGGGTGATGGAACTGCTGGAATAATTAAGACAGTTCGCCATGAATTAATGCACGCATTAGCTAGAGTTGCCGCTAATAAAAAAGGTAAAAATATTTCTAAATTATACGAAGACATTAGCAAATCTTTAACTCCTTCCCAAAGAGAGTTAATGGACGAATTGTATGGCGGTCAAGGTTATCAATATAATCATGGTCAACATCACGGAAGAGGGGCTGAGTTCTTTAGGGCAGTGTTAGAAGAATTTTCATACGGTACTCCTAGTGAAGAAAGCACAAGGCGAAAAGCAATTTTAAAAAATGGTACGGCTTTCCAGAAAGTCACACTACTTGTACAAGATGTACAACGATACATATCAAATTTCTTTAAGGCAGATATATTAAAGAACCCAGATGTTGCTACATTGTTTATTGATTCAGTAAACCTTTTAGCACAAATGGACCCCGAGGCTAGACCAGTTGACCAAAAGCTAATTGATTTAGTTCGCTCTAGAATATCTCCTAACACTGGTACTCTATCCGATAATGTAAATGATTACACTCAGGATTCTCAAGAATTTATAGACCAACAAAATGCTCTTGAGTCACAAGAAAAACCAAAGAGCGAACCCCTACCCAAGGAAGATAGCCCGAAAGGGATGAGCTTTGCATCCAAGTATTTGATTCCAGTAGGACAACTGTTGGCTAACATACATCCTGATTTAGAAAAAGCTTTTCATAAGTATTTACAAAACAAGGACGAGAAGATTCTTACTAGACACAGGATGGCAAAACCATTTGCCAATAAGTTCAACGAACTCAAGAAGTCTAACGAGGCTGATTACATTAAGCTATGGGCATTGATTTCATTTAGCCCAAAGGCTACTGACTCTAGGTATAGCGCAGATGAACAAACTGGTTTCATCGAAGAGCGCAATGCGTTACTCAAACAATACGGTATGTACAATGAGTACCTAGCTGTTCGTAAGGTACTGGATAATGTAATGAATGATGCACTGGATACTGGTATTGATATCGGCTTCCTTGAGCAATACTTCCCTCGTTATCTAAACGCAGATGGCAGAGATGGATTCCTCAAGAAGTATGCGGGCATAGACAGAAGCACATTCTTGGGAGAGATAGACGCAGAGAACAAGCGTAGGGCAAATCTAAAGTCAAAGCGGTTTGTACTTAAATTAAATGGTGAAGACATCGGTACATTTGGTAGGCTATCTGCTGCCTCAACAGGTAGAGCAAGGAGGGCTGCTGAGCTAGGTGTAACAGAACAAGAGATTGAGATTGTTCCAATAATGTTACCCACACCGCAACCTCCCATCGAGGAAGGTTCTATCCAAGAGGTACAGTTTATCCAAAAACTATTTAATGACCCCAAGTATAAGGGCAAGGGTCGCTCTAACTTTCAAGAGAGCCGTGTCATCGAAAAGCTATCAGAGGAAGATGTACAATTTTATTTAGACCCAGTGAAAGCATTCAATAAGTATATCATACAAATGACTACTACTATTGAGACAGCTAATTTTGCTGGGTTAAATAAGCCAGAGGCAAACTCTCCGAGCAAAGATAGAATCACAGTTGATTATGACCCTACGTCAGAACTAGGCAGATTGGTTGCTAAATTAATGAGAGAGAATCCAGATTTAGAATCCCAACAAAAGTTTAGAGAATACTTGCCACAAATATATAAGGCAATCATGTCTAAGGGTGCGCAAGAAGCTCAACTGTTTGCATGGATGCGTCAGTTCAGTTACTTTAGTTTACTTGTTGAGGTTACATCTACAATGTCTCAGTTGTATGATTTGCCTTTCATCATGTACGACAACGGGTTCTTGCCAACACTTCGTTCGATGATTGGTAATAGGGAGTTCAATGTAGGAGATTACCTAGACCAAAACAGGATGATTGAGGAGAACTTTGGTGGCGATAAAGATGCGGCACTAATGAAGATAACTTCACGGGGATTGAAGCTAACGGGTTTCCGCAAGCTAGACCAAATCATGAAGAACACTACTATGGATGCAAACTATAGGAGGTACATGAATATATCTAAGGGTCTAAACTTATCTTACATTAACCCAGATGGCTCTATCAAAAAAGAATTTGAAGGAAGGTTTAACAACAAGCAAAGAAAGTTCTTAGCAGAGATAAACAGATTCCTTAGCCCACAAGTAACTAACCCGAACGAACCAATGGAACTCTTGGTTGCGTTAAGAACTGAGCCACGGAACAGGAATCAAAGGCAACAAGATTTAATTAAGAGCACGCTTGTAGCTAAGCTATTCCAGAACCAACCGTTGTCTGAGCTTCGTATGCCATTGGCTGTGAGGCAAGACCCGAATATGCGTATGTGGTATACGATGAAATCATTTATGATTGTTCAGATAAATACTGCTCGCAATCTAGCGTTCAACAAAATAGCTAGGGGTCTAAACAAAGCCGTGAAGACTGGAGGCAAGGAAGGTGTTGACGAACTCAAAGAAGGTATGCTTGCACTTGTGGCACTCATGGGTTACTTCGTGCTACTAGGCATCCCAGTTGATTTCGTTAAAGATATTATCTCAGGACGCGTAGGATATATTTCTGACTATACCTTTAACTCAATGGTTCGTGTTGCTGGTATAAATAAATACTTGTTGTACAAAGGACGGAACGAAGGATATGGTACTGCTGTAATGAACTTTGCATTACCCGCTCCTTTAGCTGCCGTAATTGACACAGGTGACAAGATGACTGCGATGTTTGAGAAAGAAGGTTCAGCACCAGAAAAGATTTTTGAATCAGGTATCCTTAAACAGTTACCGTTGTACGATACCTTGCATTATGTAGTGCCAGAACTTCGTGACTTCAAAAGAGAAAGAGAGCGTTACTTCATGAAGAGGAGAATGCAAAAGAAAGAAGAAGGATTCTTGGGACTCTTTGAAGAAATAGAACCAAGACCCACTCGTATAACGCGAGAGTTTTTAGACATCTAGTGTGGTAAAATATAAAGCCCCACTTGGGAAATATAAAAAACCAAGCAGGGCTTTACCACACATTTAAGGATTCAACTAAGGACTATGACGCCCTTTGTGCGCATTACTGCTAACACTTACCTTAAAATTAATTATATACTATGACTCAAGTTCAAGAAGTAAACCTTTAAGTTTTTTCTTTTCTTCTTGCAACTCCTTGCGCCTATTGCCCATGATTGCTATACGATGCGACAAGGTGCGAGACTCATCTCGAATCATATCTATTCTAGTCTGAAGTCTTTCGACAGTATTTTCTTTTAATTGTATTGCGTCCATAATTATTGAGGGTTAATAAAAAATTCCATAAGAAGAATAGAACTTAAAGAAACCACGAACCCCGCGCTCTCCCTCTCTGTTCTTCCCTATCACATAGTTGATGTGCATATAAGTACCGTAATCATCCGTGAACTTAGCAGACTCGGGGTCATTGTTCTTACAATTCATAATCAAAACGATGTCGGCATCGTTCTCGATACTACCACTATCCTTGAGGTGATACAAATCCGGTCGGTCTGACCGCGCTCCCTCGCGATTGAGCTGAGATAATAGTATGATAGCCACATCATTCTCTAGTGCTATCTGTTTTATCTTCTGTGAAATCATAGCAATGCCGTCTGCCTTGCCCATTCTGCCTGCGTCAAACGGTATTAGTTGCAAGTAATCAATGACCACTAGCTTTATGCCCTTCTCTTTCTTGTATCTGCGCACATCGCTGGCAATTTGATTGATGCTTTTTACTGTATGAATCGTGTGCAATGGCATAACATTTAATTTGTCGATTGCATTGTTCACCTTATCTATGGTTTTATGGGACGCTACTGCCTCTTCAATCTGTTTTGTATTTGATTTGGACATAGCCCCTATCATACGCTTCGTAAGCTGTTTCTGTGGCATCTCAAGGCTGAATACCAAGGTCGGTGTTTTGTCCTTAGAACAACTGCGCATCGCTATGTTCATACTCAGTGCTGATTTACCCACACTTGTCGGGGCGGCAATCGTAAACACACAGCCTAACTCAAGCTTTATCTTCTCATCCAAGTGAGGTATGTGGGTCATTATATATTCGTGTTTGAAATCTCCCCTAGCCATTGCCTCGAACTCATCTTTGATTACATCCAAAGAGTTTTTGATATGCGTAACCTCCTTCTCTCTTGGCTTGAACCCATCGAGCTCTCTGGTTATGTCATCTTGTATTACCTGTGGGTCTTTGTCTTCTTTAATCTTGTCGAGTGCAGTCATGTACTCTCTGCGCATTGCCCGAAGCTGAGACTTCTTTAGTATGATATCAATGTAGTTCATCAAACCCACAGAGGTATGAACCTTATCGGATATCTCCATCGTCGTGAGCCTCATGTTTGGGTTCTTGGAAGTAACCCTTTCGGTTACTGTGATTAAGTCAATGGTGGTTGACTCACTCGAAAGCTCACACATTGATTCCCATACTAGCAGGTGGTCTTCAAAGTAAAAGTCCTTTGAGCTCAGTAGTGGTTGTGATGTTTCAAATATATTAGTGTCTCCTCCGTTGATGCAACAAGCTAGTACAGCTTCCTCGGCATCCTTGTTGTGCGGTATCTCCATATAAGTTTTTAGTTTGAGTTTGTAGTGCGGTGTTCATATGAAAAAATGCTAGGCTGACTTCGATGTCAACCTAGCATTTGCTTATTATTATTTAAAAGATATGCCTCTTAACTTGCTTATCTCTTTCGAGCATACCTTGAGCGAGCAAGCAATAACCCATGATGTCAAAGAATATATCTTCGACTTGGTCATTGCCTTCCGTAACCTCAAGCTTGCCATCTTTTGCGAATGTCATGGCTCTCTGAAACTTATCCTGCATCCTAATGCAAAGCCCAATAAGAGGGTCAACCCCAAAGTCTTTGGCTCTGTCAAAGTTTGCGAATGGATTAGTGTTAGTTGTGCCAGTGGTATAGTCATTGTTCTTCTTCGCTGTTACCGCTAAAAGATTCCTGACTACTTCTTCTCTGTACTCATCATACCAAGCTTTGTCATAGTATCCTGAGGTGTCGGGTAAAGCAGATGTGTGGGTTGGCGCTTTCATTAGAATGGGTCTTCCTCATTAGAGGCAGGCGCAGGCTTTGTTGCTTCCTTCGGGGTTACTGAGAGGGACATGAACTTCATTCCTGACTTGGAACTCTTCTTCCATCCTTTAATCCAGTAATCCTTACCTTCTATATTTATGTTACCTCTGAAGTCAGGGTGTGACTCCTTTTCTTTTCTGTCATTGGGGAACAACGCTCCGCCGTTAGTATTATCGTATTCTTTTTCCATAGTTATTTAATATTATTGTTAATGAAATCTTCTATCTCTGACCTTCTGAATCGAAAGCATCTCTTCGATAGCTGATATGTGGGAAACTTTTTTGCTTTAATGTAACTCCTCAAGGAGTTCATGTTAACTCCCAAGATTGCGCAAGCTTCCTTGGGTTTGATGAGTGGCTCGCAGGCTCTTGTTAAATCCATTCTTCCTCCTCTGTTTCAAGTGGAGACTTTTCGGTCACTGGCTTGCTATCAAACTTGTGGGTAGCATCAGCATCCTTGTTGTCGTCACATAGGAAGAGCCCGTTGATTGCATACTTGCGAGCATAGCTTGAAGCCGAACCAAAGGTCATAGAAATATCCATTCCTTTTTTCTTTGGGTCAATCCCAGCTTGTGCCTTTGATGCACCAACTAATTTATTTGTTTCAGTGCAGTACAACGCAACAGTTGATTCACAGAATATAATTCCTGTCATCTCTTTTATCTCATCTGATACGATGAGAGTTGTATTATACTTTTCAAGAAGAGGTTTCAATGCGTTGCATTGGTCTTCGTGGTTTCGGTAATAAAAGTTACCGAACTTATTGAACTGAGTTTTTGGAGCGTTCAACTCGCTCTGAATCTTTTGTAGTTTTTGTTTCATAAAATGTTTTAAGTAATGTGCGGTATAGTTTTGCCCTATGTTTTGTATTAATGCAAGCTTTTATTTCATTTTCCTCAACAAAAGTAAATTGGGACAACATGAGTAGCTGTTCATCCTTATGTTTTCTTTTGAACCTACTTACTAATTGATTGAGTCCAACTGGGTGCAAGTACCCAGTCCTTGGTCTATCTAAGTAGTCGGCTACTCTGCGCAATACATCAGGCAAGTCTGCCTTGTTGCCCGCACAGTATGAGAAAAATTTATTCTCGATAACACCTATAAGATTGTTTGCGTTGTTATCTATTACCCCTCGTACCTCACCCGTCTGGTGGTCGTGGTCAAGCACTGGGTTCTTTATCTTCGTCCATAGTATAGGGCAATCATTGGGTTTATTTAGTTCTCTGAACTCCTTAACTTTGTTTGCGCTTATATACATTTTATAGAGATGATTTGAAGGAAAGCATTTTTCTTTGAAGAACATCGCATAAGTTTATCAGGCTTATTAGAACATATGAAACCAATCGCTTGCTTCTCGTCTCGTGCCCACTTAACTGTTGTGCCCACATATTCTTTGGACATGTCTCCGTGCTTATATTTGATTTCATATTGATTCATTAGAGTAAAGTATAATAAATCCCTTGCCCGCATTCGTGCCAAGGACATTGTAATCAATCCATTCGATGGCTTCGTCCTCATTCATATCTGAATCAGCAATGAAACACTGAATCATTCTGTCGTAATCATACACATAGTAACCATCGTGGCTTGTACCAACTATGGCGTAGTCAAGTCCGTCGAATTGTATCGCGTCCTCTCCGTGTATTAGTTCTTCGTAGTATGCTAAGTTTGGATTCTTCATTACATTCTTATTGCCCAATATAGTTTAGAGATATACTTCACAATTTGTATAGCGTCCTTCATCTTATCTTCATCCCACTTCTTGTGATGATGCTTGCCAGTATTGATGTCAATACACACAGAGATACAACTGGGTAGGTAGTCTAATCCTCTGCGCCTTATCATCTCGCACTCAATAGCCATTTGCCACAAGTCCTTGTCGTAGAACTGTCTACTCTTTCTACACTTGTAGTCACAGATGAATATATGATTTCGCGTCTCATCTTTTAGCACAACATCAATTGTGCCACAGGTTTTAATAAGGTTATCTGCGATAGGATATTCTGTCCCAACAATTTTGTAATTGTTTTCCTTAACCCAATCGATAAACGGTTGGGCATACTCATCGTATAAGCTTGGCGGATAGTCATCGTCACCGAACTTCATTGCGTTCAATAACTTCTCACAAGAGTTGTGAACCTGTGTCCCAAACTCAGCGCTTGGAATCATGTGTCCTTCGGGAGATTCAACAAGACCATAGCACAGTTGCTCTAGGTCTTTCCAGTTTAGGTCATCATACTCCGACATCCTCGCGAACTTAACTAGCGAGCGTGGCTTATGTATTGAATCCAAGAAGGGGTCTTTGATTGTTGAACCAATCAGTGTAGTTATGCTAGGAAATATCTTATCACTATGTTTCTTAGCTTGGCTTGGGGTAGTAATTTCTTTCTCAAGAAATGGTTGTTTGATTTTTGTGCAGTTATAAAAATGTGCCATAGGTAGATTCCTATGACACATGTGGTTGCCTGTCAACTATTAACTAATATAAAAATAACAAAGCGTATGACATCACTAAAAATACTATGATTAGTGAGATGAAAAGGTTTTCTTTATTCATAAGCCCTCTCTATCTTTGCTTCTTTAATATCGTGGTCAGCCTTCTCACCCTCCAAATCTCTGTGAGCTACCGAAAGGTCTTCAACAATACTCTTGCGCAATGTCGTCAACAATTTGGTAAGGTGATTGGCGAGTGATGCTCTTGGCTCGAAGGCAAGGTCTTCATCCGTGGTAGTGTCATGAGATAAGAACTCAACGACAGTATCAATTGCGCGGATGTCAGGGTCTTCTGAAATGATTTCGTCTAACCTAATGATTTCGTCTAACCTCATAGCTTCTCTCCTTCTATTAATGGAATACTTATCATAGTTCTGTAAGCCTCTCCGTCTATGTCCTCAAAGCTAAGAAACTTCTCAACATAAACTGAGTGCGCTTCCTCTTGTTCTTCGTTGTTATCTGTCAACACTGGTAGGTCTTCTTCAACTCCGTCTTCTCCCATGAACCACATACCACCTTCATAGTAGCGTATAGTAAATGATAAGCTTGGATAAAGCCTCTCCCATATTGATATCATTGGTATTGGCGGAGACCAAGCAGTGTCAAAAGATATGTAACATAGCCTGCCGTCTTTCGATATGGAGATGCCGTGGGTATCTGCGTCCCACTTCGTTCCCCAATATTCACGCGCCCAATCGGAATCCCATTTTTCTTGGTATTCTTTTGGGGTAAATGGCATGAAAGAAAAGGATTCACTCCTACCTTTTGCGCCCTTCCATCTGCAAGACAAGAGAAACTTCTGCAAAGATTCTTTGTCGCCTTGGATTCTTAATACATTTTCACACCAATTAGGCATTGGATACCTCCTTGTCTAATGTCTCATAGTTGAACTCCTTCTTGAAGCGTTGATACAATGCGCCATGGATTGCCACAAGAATATCTCTGTCAGTTGGCAAGCCTTCTGCGCTTGGTTCTTCTTTCGTTGCTTCAATGACTATGTCTAGTAGCTCACCATCCGAAAGTTGAGGAGCAAAAGTTGCGCCTTCTTCTAAATAGTTAGCATATACATTTAATGTTTCTGTTGGTGAACTCACTTTGATACCCCGCTTTCTATCTCTTCGGGGTTTGATACTCCTAGTATACTACATAGTTCGTTGTATGTTTCTTTGCCACTAGCGCTAAGCCTGTGGTAGTCGAATCCTAGTTTGAAGATTCGTTCTATTAAAGCTATCTCAAATTGAGTAAGCTTGGGTCTTTCTATTTCTGTTTCTATATTTTCCATAAGTTTATTTAGTTTGTTGTATATGTGCTAAGTGTTTGAATAACTCTTTTAGTTTTTCTGGGAATGTCATTTCTGAATCCTTGCAATTTTCATACAAGGCATCCATTAACATTCCGTTACATTCATCGACTCTATCTATTTCCGACACGGAATAATTTGAAGACTCGAATGTTTTAAGTTCAGCATAAGCCATTTCTAATTGCCATATAAAATGCTCTAGCTGTTTAACTGTAAGTATTTCTGTTTCTGTTTTTATATTTTCCATAAGTTTATTTTATTAGTTTATAATTTCTCTGTATCTTTTGACTGCTAATTCATATAAATTGTCACTTCTGTTTTGTCTCCAAGCTTTTGCTATGGCTTCTGCTTGTTTAGATAAACGAATAGATTTATTATTCATTTCTTTAAGTTGGCTTGGGGCAAAGCATTCGCTTCCGCCCTCTCCGATTGCTTCTATTAATTGTTCTGATTCGCAAATCAAATTATACCAAGTGCTCGCCCATTCGTCTTTCATAATATTCTTATTCTTCAATTGGGATGTTAACTTCTAAAACTCCGTCTCTTCCCTTGCCAAAGTAACAAGGGAAAGGGAGATTGCATAGTAAATCAATAACTTGTTCTTCTGTTGGGTTATCCATTGCTTGTTCCTTCTAATTGGTGGGACATCCATTTGTTTTTAATTCCTAGGTCTAAGAGTTCTGTTTCTTTCTCTTTGATAACTTCTTTTAGTATTCTTTCAATAACTTTGGCGTTATCTTTTTCTAATTGTAGCTCCTTGTTTTCTTTCTCTAAGGAATCTTTCATTTGCTCCAAGCAAGTAATTAGCTTGTCGTCTTGTTGTATCATTTCGATACAAGTATATAATAAACCTTTGAGTGTCGACTTGTCTTCAAGGTCGTAATGCGAGCGTAAGTTTTCTTCGCCCTTTATAATTTGCGCCTTCATGCGTGCGTGTTCTTCGTTTGTCATAGTTTTTTAATAGTTATAGTAATACATTATTGTATTAACTTAATTAAGTACACCGCTTTCAAAAGCGCATGTCAACACTAAAATAAAAAAAGCCCCAAGTTTTTACACTTAGGGCTTAGTTGTTATACTATGCTATGATTGTTTTAAATAACTTCAATTGATTGGTTTGAGCCAACTGAAAAAGGCACAGTGTCTCCGTGTGGGTTGCCGTCGTAGTTTTCTGGAAGCTCGACAGTTTCAATGTCTGTAAGTGTGTCGAGTGTGTATGTTTTTAGCAGTGCTTTCATAATTATATTTGATTGTATTCTATTTGATGTGGAAATTTATAGCGCAACGAATTCTTTTGAACTCTGTTTTTCTTATTGGCTCTCAGTAATTTTCGGTAATTTAAAACCATTGTTTCAAAATTGTTTGTTCGCCCGTCAATTCTTGCTCCGTCTTTTTTATAATAGTAAAATAGTATATTTGAATAATTTGTTTTCATATTTATTTAGTCGTTTGCTTTGAATACTCTGTGGTATGTAACATTGCCAAATGAATCAGTTATTTCTTTAAGCTTCTTTGTTTTCAATTCCCATTTCTGTTTTTCTTCGTACGTATAAAACGGAGAAGAGCCATAAAAAGAAACAACTTGTTT